ATGTGGATGTTTGTGTGACAGGATTAAACACATTTTCAGTGTTAGTCAACATGTCACCATTATATTTGATTTTTACAGTGTTAAATGTTTTCTTTGAAGTTGTAGTATTTGTTTTAGTATAAGTAACCGCAAGATCACCAAAAATATCGATAGAACATTTATCAACAATCTCGACACTATCACCAGTAAGATATCTCTTATTCCAAATAGGTTCTCCTGTATTATCAAATTTACCAACCCAGAAACTGTCTTTTGTGGTGTCGTCGGATTTTAATCTGAGAGTACATGGAATGTAGAATTCATTAAATTCATCGACACAAATAGACGAATTGAGATAAGAATATGTTGTATTGGTAATCTCTTTAATCCAGTCAATGGAAATTGTAGATACACCAGCAGTTGCTTTACCAAAGGAAACATTGACATCATTGGAACTTTGGGATGATGCTGTCTCCATAGAGAAGAAGATGTCACCATTACTAATAGCAATATCAGTAATTTTTTCAGAAGCATTGTCGGATGCTAATTTTCTCTTTGCAACAAAGAATCCAGATGTATCAAGAATTGCAAGGAATGCATCCCATGGAGCTCCAGAATTAGTATTTGTAAATCCACCCAATACAAATCTGGTGGAATTTAACTGTTTGAAAGCAGTAATATTGTCAGATCTAGTAGAACCAGAAATACCAGAATATCCTTTTTGCCATGTGAGAGTGGCGCTTAAACCATTACCCGCTTCAGCATACTTTGCAATGATGATATCGGGATTATATGCATCAAGAACAGTAGAATTAGGTTTATTGATACCAGCAACCCAAACATTGTTTCCTTCTAAGATAATTCTTTGAAACTCTGTAAATGTTCCACTTGCCGGAACAGTTGTTTCTAAAGTTTTTTCCCACTCTTTAACACCAGTTGCCGATAATTTTGCTAAAAATGCAACGACATTTTGATTTGAATCATAAGTGGATCCACAAACATATAATTCTTTGCTATCATTTATAGCAATGTCTTTCACAACAGACCAATTCTGATTTTCTACTAAAGTTGCATAATAATCAGATTTTTTGAAGACTTGTGGGTGTGAAAGAATAACACGAGGATTTTGTGTATAACCAGATCCAGAGTTAACGATATTGAACGACTTAATAGCACCAACGGAGTCAACGACTGCTTCAACTTTACCCTTAACACCATCACCATCAATAACGATAGATGGAGGGATATCGGTATTATAACCACTACCATTTTGAGTTACAATAATTTCCTCAATACCCTTGTATTGACGAACAATAAACTGCTTATTGGTATTTGCCATTATTGGCGTATAATCAACAAAAACCTGATCTGCTGCCTTAAGATTATGGGGATTTGATGTTTGCAAAATACCATAATTAATTCCATCAACAGTTTCATATGAATAAGAACTTACGCTCTCACCTACAATTTTAGAAACCCTAGCAGATGCACCACTACCCTCAGTACCAGTATTATCAAATACCAATCTATCATTCACCTGATAGTTTTGTCCGGTATTTTCAATTGTAAATCCAGTTACAGAAGCATCTTCAAATTTAGTAATTGTTTCAACTTCGATATCAACTTTAGAATCTAACTTAACTGTTGGGAAATAATCAAATAATTGTAAAGGAGATTCCTCAAGAATTGCATCAGGATCATCGATTTCATCTTGTCTAATTACACCATCTCGGTTTTCATCTTCAATTTCAAATGAGAGAATATCACCAGTTTCAGTTGTTAATGTATTTGTAGATGCATTAGGTGCTCTCTCTACATCAATATCCACATTTTCATACGGATCGCGATATCTAACAACACCTTGAGGGATATTCTGCTGAACAGCATCATCATTTAAATTCCAAGAGTCAACAACTGAGTTATATTGAGGACCAATAATATATGGGAATACTGGATTACCAGCTTCCGTAGCATCAATTGTAATAAAATAACAATACCTACCATCGGGGTATTCTGGAGTTTTACAGAATCTTCCGTTGTATTGATCAAGATCACCAGAACCAAAAACATATTGGTAATCTTCTACGAACTTACCGGCAGGTTCTTCACTTAATAAAGGACCAGCGGATCTAACTGGATTAGGATTTGTAATATCATTATAAATCAATTCAGACTTCAATGAATAAGAACTTACCATTCTTTGAATTTCAGAAGACTGATCGGTGGGGTCAGCATATGCATATGGACCATAAATGGGATTGCCATCAAATGCCCAACCAATAATAGGTGAGTGGAAAAGATTTTCATCTTGTTCAAGAATAGTTCCTTGTGTATTTTGGAACAGATTATCACCCATGATGTATCTCAATCTCTGAGGATTGGACAAGTGAGCGTATTCACCACCATATTGAACATTATAACCAGTAAATACCGCACCTTTTGCAGCATCAAACGCAGTTGTTTCTTGGAGGTTATAATTCCATTGGAACACTTCAGCATCAAAGGTAGCATTTTGTCCAACAGATGTCAGACCAATACTAGTCATTCCTTGAGTATACCCAATACCCCTATTGACAATTTCGATTCCAGTAACCCTACCAGCATTTTCGCCATCAACATCAATAGTTGCTCTAGCGATTGCACCAAAACCATCACCCTGAATAGTAATTTCGGGTGCTGTTGTATATCCACTACCAGCAGAAATAATAGCAGCAGAAATAATTCTGCCATCATTTACAATAGCTTGTGCAACTGCTCCGCTACCAGAACTTAAAAGCACACTGGGTTTTTCTGTATAAGAAGAACCACCAGCATCAATGGAAACAGATTTAATTGGACCACGAACAGACGCGGTTGCAGTTGCACCTGTTCCACCACCACCAACGATAGTAATTAATGGTTGAGATGTATATCCAGATCCACCTTGATTGATCAAAATTCTAGAAACTACACCTTTAGTGATAATTGCAGTTGCTGCAGCACCCGATCCACCACCACCAACAATAGAAACCAGAGGTGATGATGTATATCCAGAACCACCATTGAGGACTTCTACCTCATACAAAGAACCATCAACAACTACGGATGCAGCTGCACCTGTTCCACCACCACCAGTGATAGAAAGGACTGGAGGATTTGCCGCATCATAATCTGTACCAGAGTTTGTGATATTGATATCAGTTACTGCACCAAATGTTTTCTTCTCAGTAGATGTGTAAGACCAAACCGAAACACCATTAATCCAAGTACCAATAGGTCCAGAAACAATATTGGTTTTAGTAGAAATAGTAGTTGGATTTAAAGTAAATCTATTTAATTTACGCTGGTTTCCAGGCAGAATAGCAGATCCGGGGAAAGGACCAATGTCGTAGTTGGGAATACCCGTAGATGCCACATAAACATAATTAGTGCTAAAGAACGCATTTTGAATATTTGTAGTATATGGACCAATAATGTTCTGAATTGCTTGATCCTGAGACTTGCCCTTATTGAGGTCAACCGAGATTAGAATGTTACCCTGAGGTACTACAGCAGCAGGTTGTGGTAATTGATATTGAAATACTGTTTGAGAATCCCTAGATGTAACTAAGAATGTTCCATTATAGATAATTGGATTTGCACCATAAACGGTAACCTGATCACCAACCAAAAGACCATGTGGAGCAGAGCAAGTTACTGTTGCAGACTGATTATTAACACCACCGAATGTAATAGTATCAACTTCAACAAGTTTTTTAACATTATACAACCAAGTGGTCAACTGCGGAATGTCAGATGTTCCACCCAACTTGGAAACGCTTAGTTTATCACCGGGCAAATAATAAGAACCAGTGTCGGTTAATGTGGTTTGTTGAGCATCAACAATACCAACGATATTCATAACAACTTCTTCTGAAGTTCCTTTATTGAGATAAACTTGGAAATTTGAAGTGATTTCCGTAGCAGAATCCCAATCTTCTACAATATCATTTACAGAACGAGTACACTCAATAAACTGATTAAGAGATTTCTCTTTGTATTGAACCAATTCAGATCCACCAATAAGAAACTCACCATTTCTTTCTGGCCAACCAATCGTAGAATCAACTGTAATAATTGAATCCGTTTGATTTAAGGGTTCTGCAAGTCGTGTTTTATATGGAACAATAAAATTACCGCTAATTGTTTCTTCAGAAAGAACCAATTCAAAAATTTCAACATCTGATGTCTTAATAGAAAGATAGTTTTCTACAAGAGCACTCGCATTTCCTACATTTGAATCTGCAATGTCCGCTTCTTGTACAAGCAAAGCATCCTTGATGTTTACAGGATCTCCACTAACAAGTGTGGCACGAAGAATTGTGTCAATAGACCAAGTTGCTGCAGATGGTTTGCTAATTTGATCTTTAGGGTAAGATACACTAATACTCTCACCATAGAGCAATTTAAAGATATACGAAAGACTAAATTCCGTACCTTTGCTGGAATAGAAATCTTTAATCGTTTTAATTGCTGTTCTAACATCAATTTTTTTATAATCAAGTTCCGGAACATCCGGAAGATATTGCTCTGTATACTTGTCAAGTAACCGTTTTACAAATAAAGAGTCTAAACATTTTACTTCAGTCCCTTCTGTAGCGGATGCAGCAGAGGTATAATTTGAAAATTCCGCATTTCCGACTTGATCGTAATTAGTAATTGCAGAAGCACCCCTGGCACACCCAATAAAAGATGCTTTAGAGTAACCACTACCATTTGTAAATACTTTAAATCCGGTAACTTCATTCAATCCAACTTCAGCAGATGCTCTTGCTGTAGGAGGTGCCTGAATTACAACATTTGGTGGTGTAGATGAACTGTAACCAGATCCAAAATTAGTGATGTTAATATCAGTAATTCTACCATTAAAAATAGATGCTGTAGCAGTTGCTCCAGTGCCACTACCACTAGGATCTACAATGTATACAGAGGGAATTTCTTCATAACCAGAACCACCATCTAATAATTCAATATTAGTTACACGACCAGTATTATCAACAACTGTTTGTAAAACTTGAGCACCAACTGGATCAATAATAGCAATTCTAGGAGTTTGCTCATATCCCTGACCAGCATTTAGGATAGTGACGCCAGTAATACTCCCATCTGTGCCTAAAATCGCCTGTAAGGACGCTCTAATACCATTTGAACCTGTAGGTTCATCAATATAAATTTGAGGTGCTGTGGTGTATCCTTGACCAACATTAGTAACCTCAATAGATCCAGAAATAGATCCACCAACAATTGTTGGAGATGCCAGAGTAGCACCACCAGGTTGTTTAAAAGTAATTCTAGGTGTAAATGTATATCCGCTACCAGAACTTTCAAGTTCCAATCCTGTTACACTACCATTAGTAACTGTTGCTTTTAAAAGGGCAACTTCGGAACCATCTTTTGTGGGAACTTCAACCTGAACGACGGGGGGATTTGTATCACTATAACCCTTTCCACCATCAAGAAGTAATACATCTTTAATTCCATTAACAAGGGATGTAGCAGCTGCACCTTGACCTTCTTCGGAATTAATAGAAATTTTAGGTGGATATTCAAATCTGTAGTTAGAACCAGTTTCGGATGTAGAAATCTTTGTTAAAGATCCATTATCGTCAACACGAGCATAACCAACAGCACCAGATCCAAAAGAAGGAATTGGTGCTTCAATTACGCGGATTGAAATAGATCTTCCGACAATAGGAGCAGTTTTAAATATAATTTTATTTCCATCAAGGAAATAATCAACTTTAGGTTCATTTAATCTATCATCATAAACTACAATAACATATTCATCAACAACAGGTTCATAACTTTGCCCATCTTTAGTAAGTGTAAAAATAGTTTTTCCATCACCAAAAGAGGGTGCAAGATTATCCAAAGCTACAATTTGGTTTTCAATAAAACCATTCATGTATGTGATGGTTGTTGTAGAAACATCATCAGAAGCTAGTCTTGCTCTAGGTGCCTCGGTGAAGGTAATCATATTACCTTCAAGAGTATAATCCACACTAGGAATTAAAACCTCACCATAGTTTCTAACAATTAAGTGATTGAGACTTGGTGGGGCAATTGGGTTATCTTGAGATACGAGCTGGAAAGATCTTGTCGTTCCGTCAAACTGGTCTACAATCGGCGCTAAGTCGGTCCATTTTAATTTTACCTGACTATACGCAATACCAGGACTAAGAGCGATATTAGGCGATTTTGTGGTACTCTCATAGTAAATTACTTCACCACCAACTAAGATAGTACCATTATTTTCTAAAAACTTATCAACAGACTCAACTACAATCTGTTGTGTGTTAGCATCAATATTTTGCGCTAAAGTTGTTTTCCCATCAAGAATATCGACATCGAGACGATCGATGTCCATGTATGTCAGAAAATTATTAATAATATTTTGTCCCAGTCCAGTTTTTTCCTGGGATTTGTAATAATACTCCAGAAATTTATTGAACAGTGGAAATTCAGTCTGAACGAACTCTGGTGCTTGAGTTAATAAAGACTGAGAAACCTTATTAATATTCATTCTACTTAGACGAGAAAGTTATGTGTTAAGCGAACCTGTATTTGTTGCAGATGCAACAGCGATTACTGTTGGTGTCTGATCAAATACTCTTGGTGTCAAACTATTTAGAGGGATTGTCGGTGGTGGAATTGTTCCTAATGGTTGAATTGATACTTCTGGAGAAACAATGTTTAAAATTGTTCCAGGAGTAGCAGAAGGAATAGATGCTGAGTTTGCAGGAATCAATTGAACTGGAATTTGCAAATCAGTGGGCAATGCCGAAGGATCTGTAATATTACCAATCCCAGTAATACTTTCAGTAATTTGAACACCACTTGCAGCAATATTAGATCCAGATCCAATAATATTTACGGGACCAAATACAATAGTTCCGGTGTCATAATTAACAGTTCCGGCAGTTTGATTGGTAATAACTTTTCTAGTTCCTGTATTATAGAACATTCTTAGATTTCCAAAACCATCATCTTCAAATTGTTGGTCTACACCAGGACGATCGGCAGTTCTGAAATTACCAGACAACAAAATAGGTTCTTTTGTTCCATCGTCAGTGGTTACACTAGGTGCAGAGTTATAAAGAGGTGCTCCTGTAGTAATAATATAACTATTTGTCTGATTTGTTTGGGGTTTGATATACCTTAAAATGGTAGTTTGGAGTGAAACATCAGTAATACACTTACTAGCAAGTGTAATTGCCTTTTCAAATGCCTGTGCTCTGAATGTTGAGTTGAAATTATTGATAGCAGTTTGAGTTGCCCATTCTGTAACAGCATCCTGAACCTCGGTTTTAATTGTAGAGGTGTCAGAACCACATCCAGTATCGTATTGTACGAAAATTTTGTTATAAATGTACAATTGTTCCGGATCAACGATCACAGGATCGATAGATGCCATCGCATATTTGCGTAAATCTGTAGCAATTTGCTTTTTAGTAGCATCATTTAGCAAAGAACCGGTTCTAGTCTTTACTGCAATGTAAACTTTTCCGTAAACTGGTGGATTTAGAGTGTCTCCACCGTATGCAACGACAGATTCTGCATTATCATATACATTTTTAGTTAAAACAGCGTAATCTTGTGCTGTTACAGCGCGATATTGTGCGGAATAATACCTAGGAGCATTGTATTTAATAGATTCTACACTCTCTGCTTCCGCGCCACCACTAGAATTATTCACTGTAGTGACTTTTGCAAGTGCTGGAGCGTAAGTAATTGTCGCGCTATCTTGGAATTGACCGATCCAATTAAACTTTTGAACAGCATTTGCCTGATTAGCATCACCAACTAAGTAAGAAAATGTGATAACTTCACCATCTTTCAATGCTCTACCAATACTATCATCACCAAATCTTACTTCATATCTTTGATCTTCGCCTTCACTAACAAAATATACTCGTGATGTTGCAGTTACATCAGTAATATTATCAGCACGATTGTAAATATCACTTGTAGTAGACGATTCATTCGGTTTTACAGTGACTAGTAAAGTCGAAATATCAGCGTCGGATGAAGGAATAGTGTAAGTTTGTGTTTGGAAGGTGTTAACAACATACGAAAAATTGATCAAAGTGCCCTCTTTGACAATCAAATTTTCAAAAGTTGCCAGTCCAGTAGTCGGATTTACCTCTACTGTAGCATCAGCAAGACAATTCCAGATATAATTACCACCAGAAGCGACTGGACCACGCTTGATAGTAATAGAACTAGGATAAATTCCGTTAGTTAGGTTAGTTTGAATTTCAACATTCAAAGTTGCAGAAGAAGAAACCTTTGAATGAGGAACATAATTCAATAATTTTGCAATATTAACAATATTATCTCGAACAGTGGCAGACGGAAGGAATGCCTCATTCATCGACATGTTCGCATTGAACGATGAATAGTAACTATTATAAGCAAGAAGGTCTACCAGGTACGATAAACTCGACCCTTCAAACTCATAATCAGTAAATTCGTCTCTAGTTTTTAGATACGAGACGATAGATGCTTTAATATCAGTAAAATCTAATCCTGTTAAATTATTTGGTTGCATTAGCTAGGTCTCTCTAAAACAAACGAAACAGATTCTGAAATGGGAGTTCCAATAATTCTGTATGTTACAAATATATGGTAACAATTATCCTCTTCAAACGGTTCAACTTCAACTTCTTCGATTGAAATTCTTGTTTCATATTGATTAACAACATTCAGAACCTCTTGTTGTATTCTGTCCGCTGTCATTTCATCAAGAGGTTCAAATAAAGAGTCCCAAATATTGGTTCCAAACGATGGATCGAATAACTTTTCAGTTTTTTTGGTCATCATGATGTTTTTTAGCGATTGTTTAATCGCATTTTCGTTCTTAACATCACTAATATCGCCCGTAAAGGGATTTTTTGGCAATCCCATGTTAATATCAGTAAAATTTCTAGAAAGATTTACATCTTTTGACCTAATTTCCTTAGCCATTACGATTTTTTGTTATTTTTTGTCGTTTTTGCGTCTCTTTTCATAAATTTATCAGATTTTGGGTCTGTAATAAGCACTACAGTACCAAAATCCTTTTCCATAAGAGAAGGAACATGATCAGGTACATGATTTAATCCCATTTTTTGCCTCCGATGTTACATCAGAACTTTTAATGGGGTTACCATCCCAGTAGTTATTTAGCTTCCTTCTCTCTC